GGTCCAGGCCCGCGTTCGACAATTACGTCGAACGTCGAGGGCCACTACTCAACGCCATCGCGCCGCGAGTTTGCCCGCGTTACGAATCGTGTACTGACTGACGGAATGAGGGGCTAGAACGCCCCCGTCATAACCGGTCGCATTCGCCACAGGGCGGTTAGCTGTTTCGATAAGATACCGAAGCAACATGTTCCAACCTGGAAGAACGCGAGTTACTGTCCGGGCCTTATACTCCAATGTACGGAACTCGTGCCTTTGCAGGCGACGGTTCCAACGTTGGGGTACTGGTCTTGACTGTACCGCTGCCTCTTCGAGTTTAATAAGGGACCTAGGATGGTCTTTCTTATTCGCAATTGGCCAGTACTTACTGACCAACTGTGCTACGATTAACTCGTAGACTCCGAAGCAGTGCATTTTATGAAATGAGTTGGCGTAAGCCACCCAAGACATATATGCATCAGGGCTGGGATTTGATGTCCAAACAGTCTTTATTTTGACTGGCTGAACGTCGACGCCTTTGTAGGCATCGACTCCACAGGATTCTCGGAAGAATCCTTTGGTGCAACTCTTGTCACGATTGACGATTAAGCCAAACAATTCAAGAGTCGTGATTGCGTCTGCGGCGAATGCCGTTGGAACAATCACATCATCTCCGTACACCAAGATACTATCCTTAGTATCTTGATCAGAGGCTATACCGTAGAGCAGTGCCCAGATAGTCAACGCCATAATGGGGAAGCATAATGCCGACCCCATTGGCGCGAACTTTCTTAAGGACACCAGCTCGCCGTTGGGGAGCCTCGTCTGCGTCGACCTACAACATTCCAAGTAAGGAAGTAACTCTTCCGGGAATAGTAGTCGAACTAACTCCAAGCTTACTCTATCTGAGGCCTCTTTTAGGTCCAGCGTCGAGTATTCACCATCCACAGATCCCCTTCGGGCTGCTCTCTGGTTAGGTGCTTGGTCCGTGAACAGCACTGACGCCCCGACTAAGGGGCTGGCTTTCACGTGTCGATAGAGAACCTCTCTTATACCCTGCTGTATCCACTGGTTATCCACTGGTTCGCAGGAGATGAGTCGAGGTCCGCGAGAGTCCTTTGGCACAAGAATTACTTGAGCTGGAGACTCCGATTCACCGACCTTCTCAAAGGTCGGATAGCTATCACACACCGCTCCCAGGGACGCGCAAAAGTATGCGTCGAATGGGTAGCAAGCGGTGATGCGACTTGATACATTCTTCCAGACATACTTGTCCCAAGGCGCTTCTTTGGTAGAAACGACTCCAGGGCCATGAGCTGGGTTAATGTTTTTCAAGTCAATCCCCGCTAATGCGTTTCTCAACGCAATGCGGGCACGTCGCACGATATGGATCGATTCCCTGCTAAACAGCAGAGAAGCAACTCCAAAATCGATCTTTCCCGGTTGGGGACAAGATCCCAACTTATCCATGGCTTGAACCATAACGTCGAACGACGTGTAGTTCCCGTCACAGTAGGTTGAATGATCAACGTTCCATTGAAGGAGATGCTGGTGATAAACCAGAATCTTATCAACGTCTACCAGGTCTTGCTCAGCTTTCACAAACTGATCAATAACCTTTTGTTCGTCAGCAGACGAATACTCCAACTCATACTTGTAGAACAAATACGAGAATTGACGGAGTATTCTGATGCTATCGGTACACGGCTCTGGAAGAACCGTGCCGTCACTGTGCAGCACTCGATTGAAGAACTCGCCCAAGAACTGGGGGAGTCTGCTATCCTTCTGGGGTTTAAAACCCAGGAAGAAAGCATCAAACGATGACTCACAAGCCAAGGCCCGATCAAGCGCCTTGCCAAGTGTCGGTAAAGTTTTCATGAGAAAACTTACACCTTCCGATTCGCTTCGTTCAGTCACG